GAGGTTGACGACTTGTTATGTACTGTAGGGAGAGGCAGACTATGCCGGAAATCGATCTGCATTCCGTTGTTGCCCTTCTGGAGGACCTCCCGGAACACGGTCTGGTCCGCGGCCAGGTCGGGACCGTTGTGGAGAGTTGGGCACCCGGAGTGTATGAAGTCGAGTTCAGTGATGATCAAGGGCGCACATACGCGATGGTTGCCCTGACGGCGGAACAACTCATGCGCCTTCATCACGAACCGGTTCATCAGGCAGCTTAGGGCCGGCTCGCGTTCAGCCTTTCCCGGTTGCATCTCTCCTGCTCTTCCTCGAGCACAACCAGCCCCAGGAATTCGTCTGCCCGGATCTCGTCGAAGCCGACCCGGACGCCCAACTTGAGCGCCGCCCGGATGTCGAGCACACGCCGCAGCAACAGGCCCGCCTCGGAGGATTGCGCCGCGTCCAGTTTGTCCAGCGGGCAGTGGTCGCAGCGGCCGCCATCGTCCGGAGCGTCGGGGCAGAGGCCGGGATCGCAGAGTTCCTCGCGGCGGAGCGCCCAGTGAATGAGGAACCGCAGGGAGGGCCGTGCGGGCCACTCCCCGGGCGTCAGTTTGGGTCGCCAGTCTCCTGAAAAGCGCCGTCGAGAGCGTCGATCGCGGCTTTGACGGCCACGGCCTGGTGGATGATGGGCACTTCGCCCGCGTAGCCCTCAGTGGATTCGAGCAGCTTCTTGAAGAGCGCACCCGCCGGGGCCAGGTTGATGATCAACTCCTGTCGGTTGTAGGGCAGATCGAGCACCCGCGCGAAGCCGCGCCGGTATTCGAAGACGTCCTTGGCCGAAGGCATCTTCAGGGTGTGCGCCACCGTGCCACAGAGGACGCGCAGCGTCACTCGAAAACCGTCGCCCACTTGGACCACGTCATCGACGTCCGACTGGCTCAACTGCTCGATGATGCGGCTGGCTTCGAAGGCATCGACCTCCGGCGCATTCTCCTCGGGCACTCGGATCTTGGCAAGTAGCGCAGCATCGGCTTCCGCAGAGTCGGGGATCGTCGTTTCCGACACGCCCCGCCCCAATTGCTTCACGATGACCTTGCGTTTCTTCTGGCGGTCGATCCATTCCTCATCAGTCGGGAAGCGCACACGGATTGGCTTCACGCCATCGGGCGTGCGCAGGTGAATGGTGATGGGTTGCTTTGCGTCAAACATGAGGGTTCTCTCTACTGGGCGATTCCATCAACGTTGCACTTGGCCACGGCAGAGACGATGCCGTTGGTTTCGTCCCACATCGGCAGGCAGTCGACCGAGACCGTGACGATGCCGTCCGTCTCACCGACCTCGGCAGAGGCAAAGGAGACCTTGTGCCAGGTGATTTCGAGCGAGTTGTTCGCATCGTAGGTGAGCGCTATCGCCGCCGTGCCCGTGGTCTGGCTCTTGAGCTTCGTCAGTTCCGTGGACCCGTTCTCGAAGCGGGCGACGAAGCGCAGCGCGCCCTGGCGGTTGCCGAACTCGAGGCGGCCGCGGATGGCGCCGCTTGCGCCGTCGCCGGGCGTCTGGAAGCCCGAGCCGGGATAGAAGCCGCCATCGAGGCGGACGTTGTTCTTCCAGGAGGTCTCGAGCGAAACGATGTTCTTGTTCGAGACGTAGTTGACGCCGTTGATCGAGAGCGCCAGCGACGCCGACGGCAGGAGCTTTTCGACCGTCGCCGACGGCATGGTGATGCCCGAGGGCTCGGTGGTCTTGCCGGACCCGACGAACTCGACGGTGATCTTCGAGTTCGCGCGGCCGGGTCCCGAGCCGATCGAGATCGTCCAGCCTTCGACCACGCAGCCCACAGCCATCCGGTCCACGACGACGCCCGCGCCGGGGCGGATCTGCTCGACGAAGGAGAAGTAGGGCAGCTCAGCCGCATCGCCATTTGCGGGGAACAGCGGCGTGCAGGTGTAGGTGAAGTTCGGCGTCGTGCCCGACTTCACGACCTTCCCCAGGCCGAACGCCATCGCCCACGCGCCGATCTCGGCGCCCAAATATTTCTCGAGCGTCCCGTTGACGTCCCATGAGGTCTGGAAGGATTGCGTCGGAAACTCGTGGCCCTTGCCGAATTCCTCGGCGTCGTTCTCAGTGTTCAGCTTCGGGTTGGCGAGCGCGGCATTCAGCTTCCGCAACTGCCACATCTGCACGCCGGTGTTGGGCGTCGCAATGTCGGCCTGCTTCTGCTCACCGAAGCAGATCTGGATCTCCTGCATCCGCGCGACGGACATCAGGCATTACCTCCTCTTTTGTGACTTGCCGCCAGCCGCGCACCATGAGCGGCACGATCTTTGCCGGCGTGGCTTCCACTTCCTGCACCTCGCCCTCGGGCGAGCGCATGAGCACGGTTTCAGTCATCTCCCATCTCCATAAAGCTGAGCGGCACTTCAAAATAGTCGAGCCCCTCGGCGTCGGTCTGCCGCTGGATCAGCGGCAGGTCCATCGGGTGGCACGACGGATGGACCGTGGCGTTGAGCAGCGGCACACCCGCCGACGCCGGCACACCCTTCGTGATCAGCCGGAACAGCCGGTAGTAGGCGGTGGGTGGATCGCCCTCGAAGGTCTCGCGCACTCGCAGATAGAGCGTCACCTGGTGCCGCCAGACATCCACGCTGCCGAAACTCGAGGGCTGCGTCCCCTGCCATGCGGCCATAATCCCCGGCGCGGGCATGTCGTGGATTGCCGCCGCGAGGCTCGAGCGCTTCGGATACCGGTCGTGGTAGGCGAAAATCCGCTGCTCATCGCCGCCCACCTCGGCGACCAATTCCGGGATGTCGCGCAGGAGGGCGACCAGATTGTCGACCAGTTCCGCCGGATTGATCATCGCTGCTTCCCTCCCAAGGCGCGCTCGACAAGCAAGCGGGACTTCATGGCATCAAGCATCTTGCGCGCCGCCTCCACGACTGCTGTCTTGTTCTTCGGCGAAAACACCATCCACGCCTCGCGCTTCTGATTCGCCCAGGCTTTGATCCGGTCTTTGCGGGTCGAAACGTTCGCCTTGGCGCGGTTCTCGCTCACCGTGCGGACCTGGAAGTTGCGCAGCAGGTCGCCCGAGAAGGTCAGGTTGCGGCGATTGCCCTTGCCTTTCCTGGTCTTCCAGATCGCGTAGCGTTTGGTGAGCGGCTTGGCGGCGGAATCCTCCGGACCCTGCGCCGCGGCAAGCCGCGCCTTCACTGCCGCTACGCCCGCGCTCCCCAGTTCATACATCTGCCGCTGGCGGAAATTGAGCAGGTCGAGCCGCAGTTGCTTCTTTTGGTAGACACGGACGCTGGGCATCGATCGCCCCAGAGAACTTGTGCGCAATTGCCCACAAGTCGCAAACCTCCGCCAGATTTGGCGGAAGTCTGACTTCCGGAAGATTTTCCGGAAGTCAGCCGGCCTTTCGGAGCCGTAGCACGGCGGCACCCTCGGCGTCGGCCTCGATGTCGAAGACCTTGTACCGAGCACCTTCGATCTCGACCTCGTCCCCGCGCACGGGCGCCGCAGGTAAATCCGCCATCCGCACAAACAGCACCGCATAGACGCCCGGCGAGGCGTCTTCGGCTTCCCGCGCCGGTTGAAACACCGCGTGGATAGCGGCCTGCCCACCAGCCTCGGGAAGGTAGAGAACCTCCCGCCCGAAGACCCGCAAACAGGCCTCGTCCACCCGGCTGACGGAATCAGCAAACGCCATCAGGAGATGAACGCCCCGTTCAGCCGGACCCGGCCCGTGGCGTCGCCGTCGGCCGCGGCCCTGGCAGCCACGCCGATCAGCTTGTTGCTGGTCGCGGTCTTCGTTGCGCGCTTGTTGGTGTTGTCCCAGTAGACGAGGTCGCCGGCCGACCAAGCCGTGCTCGCGCCGGTCTCGCGGGTCAGATCGAAGACACCCGCCACCTGGAACTCGCCCTCTTCGCCGCTCGCCACATCGGTCGCGGCCACCCCGAAGATGGAGCCGACCAGCGCGCCGCCTCCCGAACTCACCGCGTAGGGAGCTGTGAGGGTCAGCGTTTCTCCGCGTTGAATGAAGTTCTTCATTGATCAAGCCTCCTGTCAGCTGCCCACATTCTTTTGGAGCCCGCGCCAGTCAATCGCCTTGGCTCCGAAGTCGAGCCGCGCTTTGATCTCGACGCCATCGACATCGAAGCCCTGCCGGGTCTCGATGTACACGCCGTCCTGGCCCTCGAGGTAGGCGTACTCGATCGTGTCGATCTGGTCCGGCGAGGCGAACAGATACCAGGCCGTGGTGCTCGCCGCGTCGAGCCGGGGCTCGGCAATCGGCGTCAACGCCCGGATGTAGTCCGGCACCAGATCGGCGGACTTCGCCGGCGCGAGGTTCGGCGCGATCATCTGGAAGGCCGCCAGTTGCAGCGCCACCGGCACCACCAGATAGCGCGGCTGCACATTCAACACCGTGATGCCGTCGAGGCCCTTCTGTTTGGCCATCGCCGCCATGCCCGCGCCCAGGCCCGTCAACGCCAGCGCGCTGCCCGTGCCCGTGTTGAGGTTCGCGTGGTTGGCGTGGAACAGAGCCACGCCGTCGCCCATCGCCGGGTTCGAAGTGATGATGCCCCACACCGTATCGCTTTCGAGCGTCGCCGCCGCCACGCCGAACCCTGCGGGGATGCGCGTGAAGGCACTCAGATCGTCGTTGATGATCGTCTGGCGGGTGATCGAGACGATGCGGCCATAGGTGGCGAGCTTGTAGGTCTCCTTCGATTCGGCGATCGAGCCGTGGGTGAACTCGCCCTTTTCGTTCACCTTCATCAAGCTCGGCGCTTCGCCCAACTGCACGGCGTTGATGTTCTTGAAGTCGACCGCCGAGCGCCGCCGCGAGAACGGCAGGAAGGTGCGCGGGTAGGCTTCATAGGCCTGCCGCAGGGTCTTGTTGGCGACATCGGCAAGGATCGAAGGGAAGTCGGAGGTCGACAGGGCGAGCTTGGCGATCTCATGGCGCGGCAGCCGCTTCGTGCGCGTGCCGGCGGTTTCCAGGCACTCCTTCGCCAGATCGAGCAGCGTCTGCCCGGCCCAGTCGCGGCCGAGATCGTCCTTCAGGGGGAAGACCGCTGGATCGTAGCGGTGCAAGAGCGCCGCCATGATCCCGGCGCGGCGGGTGTCGGTCTGATCGCGCGTGACCACGGCGGCCGCGCTGCGGATGAGATTGCGCTCATCCTCTTCCGCCCGCTTGTCCAGCGCCAGCTTGCGGAACTCTTCAATCGAAGTGCCCGCCTCGACATGCTGAGCGACCAGGCGCGCATCGACATTCAACGTGCGGCCGACCTTCTCGATCTCCCGGATGCGCGTGCGTTCGGCCAGCGCAGCGGCCTGCCGCTCGGCATCGAGGTTCATCTTCAGTTCGTCACGGGCTTCTTCCCCCGTGGCGGTAACGACGGTTTCATCCATCTTCTGCTCCTGTGGGCCAGTTGCCCGTTCGAACTTGAATCCCGCGCCCGGATCGGCGCCGATGGGCACGAGCGAGACTTCCTCGGGTTCCCAGTCGGTCACCAGCACCTGGCGCATTGCCGCTCCCGCCGGCGTGACGTCTTCGATCGCGTGAACCGCTACACCCATCGAGGCGTTGCGCAGGATGCCGTCCTGGACGTCATGCCAGATGGGGTCCACGTCGGCGCGCTTCGAAAACCGCACCGTAGCCTTACCCTGGCCGTTCTCAAGCCAGGCACGGGTGATCACGCCGATGACATCGTCGACGGTGAAGTCGCGATGCCCGTTGAGCAGCGGCGCCGCACCGCTCGCCAATCGGCCCATGCGGATTGCGCCTGGCTCCATCGAGAAGCGCATCTCATAGGGCCCGCGCGCGTCGTAGCGGCGGACCGATGCGCCCGTGTACCAGGTCAGTGTCGCCGTGCGTTCGTCGCGGTCGGCTGGAGCCAGCGCCTCAAACTGGGCTTCCAGCCGTTCTCTCGTTGGGCTCATTTTGAAGCTCCTTCTGTTGGGCGCCGCTCTGCGTGACGCGGCGCGGGTCGCAGTCGAGCACGATGCCGCGCTCATCGAGCAGCCGGTTGATCTCGGCGATCTGTTCGAGCTGCGCGTCGGGGTCGTAGCCCTGTTCAGCGATCGCCTGCCGCAGCGTCAACGTTCCGGTGCGCAGGCGGTTGAGCGTTGCGACCGAGTCCTTGTACGGATCGACGCTGCCGAAACCGGGTGGCGTCCATTCGGCGCGGAACGGCCCGGGCTCGGGGATGGCGCCGGCCGCGTAGGCCACAGCGAGAAACCGCTCCCAAACCGGCGTGCACAGCATTGGAATGAAGGTCAGCCAGCGAAAACCCTCGATGCCGTTGCGGAAGCTGAGCAGCCCCGCGCGGTAGCTCGAGTAGTTCACGCGGGAGAGATCCCCGGTCAGCTGCTCGTAGGTGAGCTGCAAGCCCGTGGCAATTTGAGCCTGCTTGGCGGCGACATAGTCGCGGTAACCCGCCGAGGCCGACGGTGAAGCAAAGGTGATCTCCTCACCCGGTTTCAGGTACTCGATCATGCCCGGCTCGAAGCTTTCGACGCGCTTGCCGGTGGCCGCATCGGTGACAGTGGGCGCGATCGGCGGACCATCCGGGCCCTGCGGTTGCGTCACGAACGCCGCGAAGCAGGCCTCGATCTTCTTGCGGACCAGTTCGGCTTCTTCGTACTCATCGAGGTCGCGCAGCGTGACCACGACGGGCGCAAGCCAAGGCACGCCGCGCACCTGGCCCGGACGGTCCTTGCGGTAGATGTGCAGGACCTCGCTTGCTGGGACGCGCAAGGATTGCAGCGACGCCCCACTACGGACGCCCGTCTGAACCACATCTCCGGGATGTTGGCCGTAGAGCCAGTAGAAGACGCGGCGGCCCACCAGATCGAACTCGACGCCCTGAATGATGTAGCCCGTCTCAGTCTTCTGCGTCTTAGTGTGATCGAGGTAGTCCGGTTCGAGTACCTGGAGCTGCAACGGAACCGTGAGTCCATCGCTCTCGCGCCGCTGCCGGAAGCGCACCAGACATTCACCGCTCTCAAAGACCGTACGCGCGATCAGCGCCTGGAGACCGTAGAAGTCGAGCTGCCCGTCGGCGTCGCACTCTTCGATCCAGTCCGCCCAGGCCGCGTTGATCAAACGGTCCAGGTCCGGCTCGCCGCTTCGCGCCTGTGCCGTGATGCCTGTGCCGATGGCGTTGCCGACCACCTCGGCCACGGCGCGCGCCGCGTAGGCGTTGTTGCGGATCAGGTCGCGCGAGCGCTCGCGCAGCTTCGACAGCGCGACCGAGATCTCGGCGTTGGCCGAGTTGCCCGTCGTGACCCAGCCGCCGGTGCGGCGATCGGTCCGCGCGCCTTCGTAGGCGAGGCGGATGAGCTCCCCCGCGCGTCGTGCGCGCATCCGGCGCAGACCCGTCTCGGGCGACACCCAGGCGATCGCTTTGTCGAGCCAGTTCATCCTTTTGAGGTCTGGGCGAAAGAAAAACGGTCTGTCGTGGTGCCGGATTCCGCGGCGAGTGCTTCCCGGATCACGGCGCGCGCCCGGAGCAGTTCATCCATCGAGCGGTAGGTCACCGTGCGATCGCCAAAGCGGACGGTCAGTTCGCCGCTGGCGATGGCTGTTTCAACGGCGTCGAGCTGTTGCTGCGTCCAGGCCATCTACCCGCGCCTCCGCCTGAAATAGAACGTCGCCCGCGATCCGAACTCGCGCACAACGGCCACCAGTTCCCACCCTTGCGCGCCGTGTTCGTCGAGAAGGTCCGGCGATTCGGCGTCGCCGGTGACCACCAGGTACTCCCAGGCGCCCGGCGTCGCCTGCGCGTTCGGCTGACTTCTAACTTTCATCGCTTGAGCCACTTCCTTCCGCGCTCGCCCAGCCAGCGTTCGCGGTCCCGGTCGTCGTCGGCAACGGGGCGGGGCCAGTTCGCGGCCAGGATCCGGTCGGCTTCGTTGTCGAGGGACAGGCCCATCGAGATGAGCGCCCGCAGCGCGGCGTAAGCGTAAACGCGCGCATCGAGCGCCTCCTGCCGGACGCCCGGCTTGGGCCGCCACTCGCGCTTAGGCTGGCCCTTCGCATACGTGGTCACCAGGACCTCGCCCAGGAGTTGCTCGAAGTACGGCTCCTCCCGATCCGCCGGGAAGTGCGAGTAGCCGGGCGTGCCTGGCGTCGAGTTCTTCAGCCGCCCGTAGATCGTTTCTTTCGCCGTGTCCGTGCCCACGATCCACGGCTTCTCCCCGCGAATGTTCTTGGCCGTAGGTTTGCGTTGCCAGACGGGTAGCGGCCCGCCCTTGCCCTTCACGGCGAAGATGCGCCGGTGATACCTCGTACGGCAGAACTCATAAACCGCCTGCGATTCATATCCCGAATCAATTGCGCACGCCGCCACGGGCAGCGAGGTCCCCGTTTCGTGTGGCCAGCGGCGCTCGAGGTAGGTGTCGAGTTCCTGCCAGACCAGCGCGCCTGAGGGATCGCCCGGCAGCACACGGTACTCGATCGACCACGATTCCTCGCCTCGCCCCCACCCGACGAGCTCCAACTCGAGCCGGTCCTTTTGCACATCGACGCCTGCGGTCAGCACTACCGCGCCATACGGCACCGCCGCCCGATAGTGCTCGCGCCGCGCCATGACCGTGGCCTGGTCAACCGTCGTCTCCGCCGCGTCGTCCCAAGGCTCGGCGAGCACCGTGTTCACGAACTCCCGCAGCGTCTCAATCGACTTCTTGTCGGCCAGGAACTTCTTCGCCAGCGCACCCCACTTCCGCCAGGGCGAGTACAGGCCGTTGATCCAGAAGCCGGCAACATCGCCCACCTCGGGCCGAGCCGCGCGCCATTCGCCGGCCTTGAGCATCTGGTGCTTCTGCCAGTCGGCGATCAGCATCGAGCAGTGCTCGCAGCGGTACTGCGCCTTCTCCGGCGCCTCCTTCGGCCAGACGAGGTTGCCCCACGCGAGCACCTGGTAGGCCCCGCAGTGCGGGCACGGCACCCAGAAGCTCTGCTGGTTTGAGTTGAGCCAGGCTTGCTCGATGCGCGATGCGCCCTTCGTCGTCGGCGTCGAGCAGAGCACGATCTTGCGGTTCCAGAAGTTGGCCGTGCGCGTAATGGCGAGGTTCACCGGATCGCCTTCGCTGCCCGCGCTGGCCGGATAGCGGTCCACCTCGTCGAGCAGACAGTAGCGGATGGAGCGCATGGCCAGGCCCGCTGGGGAATTGGCCGCCGCGAGCGTAATCGAGCCACCCAGAAACTTCTTGTGCAGGATCGTGTTGTTCGAATCCCGCGAGCGCGCATCGGCCACCTTGCCGCGCAGGCACGGCGTATCGCGCAGCATCGGAGCCAGACGGTCCTTCGAAAAGGCCTCGGCGTCCACTTCGCGCGGTTCCACCAGAAGCACCGGCCCCGGATCCAGGTCGATGATGTAGCCGAGGAAGTGGCCAAGAAGGCTGGTCTTACCGCTTTGGGCTGCCCACATCATGACGACCGTCTCGTACGGGCTCGCCGGGCCCATGGCATCCATCACCGCCCGCTGATACGGCGCCCGGTCCGTGCGCCACTCGCCCTTCTCTGCCGCAAACTCCGAACTCAGCCGTGCATTCTGGTCCGCCCACTGCGAAACGGTCAGGTCCGGCGGCGGCAACAGCACATCGGCCGCCAGGATCTGGATCTCGTCAACGCGCATGTTGGACGGCGCTCCGGGTATCGTTGAGCAGGACGCGCACCTCGCGCATCAGCACGTCCCACACCTGGCGTTCATCGGTGAGCGGCGCCACCTCCGGCGCGACGCGGTTCGGCCAGGCCATGGCGGTTTCCTTGATCACCACAAGGATCGCCTCGATCCGCTGGCGGAACAGATCGGTCTCCATCAGCTTGCCCATCCGCTGGTCGTACTCCATCTTGCGGAGCCGGGCCTTGAAGACCATGTCGGCGGTCTTGGCCTGGGCAAACGTCGTCCCCGTGGACGCAGTCTCAATCGGAGCGGCGGCCACGCGTTCGGAGACCGGCTCGGGCCGGTCATCAAGCACGGCGTCGGAGGCGGGCGCGTCGACCTTGCCGCCGCGCATTACCAGGACGCCGGCCTTGGCGAGGCGGCTGATGTACTGGCGGCTCTTGCCACGGTGCCGCGCGTACTCGGCCTGGGTCATCAACCTGTCCGACATCTCCGGCCCTATCTGTTTGAAACGTCGCGAGATTCAGTTGTTCGATTCTGCTTGATTGTTCTGTGCCCCCGAGCGATGAATGGAGTCGCAATGAGGAACACCAAAGCGCAATCGACCACGCAACAGACCGCCGCAAGCTGCTACGCCGCGCGGCACGCCGAAGCCCAGGACCTGCTGAAGCGCATCGCCGCGCGCCTGGCCGATCACAAGCAGCGGCAGGCCGCCGAGCCCGCCGACTGGGGCTACGCGGGCGACCTTGGCCGCATCACCGAGCAGCTTGCCTACGTGCTCGCCGATCTGGGAGACAAGAGCGCGGTCGACGCCAAGGGCCTCGAGTACTGAACCAGGAGACGAACCATGACCGCAACACCTTATATCGAATGCTCGCTTTGCGATGAGGCAAAGCCGATCTACCGGAAACTGACCCTCACGAACGACGACGGCCGTGTGATCGACGCGGCCCGTTTCTGCCGCGACTGCTGGAACGACATCCGGCAGTCGGTTGAAGACGCGAGTGGCCTCATCGACCGCCGCCGGGAGGACTGACGCCATGGCCATGACGCGCGAAGAACTGATCGCCTGGGCCACGCGGAACGGCTGGAAGCTCGACCGCTGGGGCCACCTGAAAAAGGAGTTCGACAACGGCTGGCATCGCCTGAAGCTGAGCCGCATTGCCGCCCGGCACGAGCTCGCTACGCCATTCGGCTGGGCGAGGGTTGCGAGCGGCTACTACAAGAACTTGCACCTCACCGCCGACGATCAACTTGCCGGCATGAACCGATAGAAAGGACACCCAACATGACGACGTTTGCCATCGACAACGACTGCACGATCACTGCCTACCTGACCGGAGAGGCGATCCCGGACGATCACGTGCGATTCTCGAGCGAGAAGGAACTCTCGAAACTCGCCGCCAACTGGCCCACCGAGCGACTGGTGGATATCTGGAACGGCTTCGCCGGCGTGCCGCCCTTCGGCGACCTGAAGCCGGTCAAGAAGTTCACCGACCGCAAGACCGCCGTTGCGCGCATCTGGCGCGCCATCCAGGCCCTGACGCCCACCCCCGTGCCCCGGGCGGCGCCCGTCGCGCCGAAGCCGGCCAAGCAAACCAAGGAGGCCGCGCGGCCCACAGACGCGCGCGAGGGTTCGAAGAAGGCCATCGTCCTCGAACTCCTGCGCCGCCCCGAGGGCGCCACATTGCGGGAGATCATGTCCGCAACCGGCTGGATGGCGCATTCGGTGCGCGGCTTCATCTCCGGCGCACTCGGCAAGAAGATGGGGCTCACGGTCGAATCTCTCAAGACCGCCGAAGGCGCCCGAGCGTATCGAATCAAACCTCAATAACATCAGCGCCGCCCCCTCCGCCGCCAGCCTCAGTCGCTGGCGGTTTCTCTCTTCTGCCGTACGATTCCCTCGATCCTCTCCTCCAGCAGCGCGTTGTGCAACTCACATTCGGCCCGCCGGATGTACAGGCCGTTGAGGCGCAAAATGATCCGGCTCTCGAGCTCGGCCAGTTCTTTGCGAACCTCAGCGAGCAGCGCCCGGTTTTGGAGACTGACGTAGGTAGCGATGAGCCCTGAGACCAACCCGATGGCGGGTACGATGGCCGTCAAGATCCGCTCATCCATTGCTCACGCTCCCTCTGAAGGATCCCCAACTCCTGCGCCCAATCGTTCAGCGCCAGGCACAAGCCCGCGACTTCCGGATGCCCGGCGCGCAGAAGACGCTCCGCTTCGGCCATCTCCTGGCGGCAGCGCTCGATCTCACGGTCGAGCGTGGGTTCGTTCGCCGCGGATCTCATCGAAAGTCTGCCCGGTCGCTTCCAGCTTGGCCGGTTTGCCAGAGAACTCCATGAACCGCCGGCAGATCACGTCGCAGTACGGTGGATCGATCTCCATTAACCTCGCCCGGCGCCCGAGCTTCTCACAGGCGATCAGCGTCGAGCCTGAGCCGCCGAACAGATCCAGCACGGTCTGGCCTGCCTTCGAAGAATAGGTCAGCGCCCGGGCGGCCAACTCGACCGGCTTCTCGGTCAGGTGAATCATCGATTGCGGAGGCACCTTCGCCACTTCCCAGACGTCCCGCACGTTGTTGTAGTCCGGGTTGAACCAGTGCGCCGCCCCTTCACGCCAACCATAGAAACACCACTCATGCGCTCCCATGAAGTCCTTGCGCGTGAGCACGGGCATGTTCTTGATCCAGATGATGGCCTGCGAGAAGTACAGCCCGCATTCGGCCAGCGCCGGCGGATAGTTGGCGCAGTTGGCATAACCGCCCCAGATGTAGAAGCTGCCACCCGGCTTGAGCACCTCGGCCAGATTGCCGAACCACTTTCTCAGAAGGACGTCGTAATCGCCATCCTTCATGAAGTCGTTTGCCAGCGCGCGGTCCTTGGGCCGCATCTTCTTCGTGGTGGCCTTGGCCTTGGATGCGCCTCTGTGAACGTCGAAGCTCTGATGGTGCTGCAAGCCCGTAAACGACGAAAGCCCGGCGGCGATGGCGTTGTTCGAGCGCGGCTCGACGCGCACATTGTAGGGCGGATCGGTGTTGACCAGGTCGACCGGCGCGCCTTCCACCAGGCGCTTCACGTCTTCGCTGCTCGCCGAGTCCCCGCAGAGCAGCTGGTGGTTGCCCAGGATCCATAGATCGCCGCGGCGCGTGACCGGCTCCTCGAGCGGCTCGGGAACCGCGTCCTCTTCAGTGAGACCCTCCTGCGGCGCGTCGGGATCCTGCGCCAACCAACCAGCGATCTCCTCATCGGAGAACCCGAGCAGGTCCAGATTGAATTCGTCCTGCCGCAGGTCGACGAGCAACCCGCGCAGCATCTCTTCATCCCATCCCGTGCCGGCCAGGGCGAGCTGATTGTCGGCGATGACCAGCGCCCGCCGCTGCGCCTCACTCAGGTGATCGAGCACGATCACCGGCACTTCGCTCAAGCCGAGCTTACGCGCGGCCTGAAGGCGCGCGTGACCGGCAATGACAACTCCGTCGCTGCCAACCAGGACTGGATTCGTCCAGCCGAACTCCACGATCGAGGCTGCAATCTGCGCGACTTGCTCCTCGGTGTGCGTACGCGGATTCCGGGCGAAAGGCACCAGCCGGTCGAGGGACCAGCGTTCGATCTGGATATCCGTCTTCACTTCTTGATGTAGGGCGCTTGCGCCGGCGTGCCATCCGGGTTGGCGAAGTGGGCGAGCACGGCTGCCACGCCTTGCACTGCAGACAGCCCAACCATGGCCCAGAACTTGCCGCGCCCGGGCAGCAGGTCGATCGAGGCATTCAACCCTTGCGCCACGAGCGCCAGCATCTGAATCGTAACGTTGACCGAGAACTTCATCTTTATTAGCTCCTGGAATTGCTGGACGAGCGGTCGCAGCCGCCACCAGATCCGCAGTTCGCGAATCATCGGCTTACGGCGCCCAGTACGGAGTGGGAACCCAGTAGGCCACGATCAAGCCCTCGCCGGCGACGTTGGCGTCGATCCAGTAATCGGCGGGCCGGAGGCCGTTGGGCGATTCAAGAACCAGGTCGTCCGCAACGCCGCCACCCACGCCCGTGGGCCAGAATTCTTTGATCACTCCCGCGCCGGTCGACTTGTTCATCCCTGCCACGCCGAGAAACACCCGGCCCGTTTCGCCGATCAGCGTGGCGAACCGCAGGCGTACCGCGCGCAAGGTCTCATCCAGGGTGAGCCGGACGGGCGTGCCGGGTGCGGCCACGGCGATCTTGCCAAACGATCGCGCTTCGAGAGCAAAGCGGTCAGCCATGGGCATTCACCTGCGTGAAAAAGAAGGGCGGCCCTGCGGAGGAGTGCGGAACCGCCCCTTCATGCGCCCGGAGGAGAAAGGCTACTTGCGGCTGGCGAGTGCGTCGGCGACGGCGGCGGCAACCACCGCCCCGATGGCCTTGAGCGAGACGTCGTCGATCGACACGGCCCGTGCCGTCAGCGTGTCGCCCGCGCCCTGCTGGAAGGGATTCCATTGTCCGTCGATGGCGATGTCGCCGTGGCGCACGGCCTGCTTAGAAACGAGGTTCGCGGTCTCGACGGCGTTCTGGAGCGCCTGCGAGGCGATCTGGTTCAGCCGCGTTTGCTCGGTCAGCGCCTGCCGTGCGGCCTGGATGTCGAGGTCCTGGTAGACGTCGTAGGTCCGCTTGATGTTGGCGAACGTCACGCGCTGGTTCTCGCTGTGGGCGGCCCCAGACGTGGCGCTCGTGTTCTTGAACGATTCGTCCGTCCCGGTCTCGAACTCGCGTTCGGCCTGGTTCGGCGTGGCAACTTCAGGCATGGTCGTTTCTACTCCCTTCGAAGGTTGGTTTTGAATCAAAACGGTTTGCCCGTCATGGCGTGAACGGGCATGAACTTCTATCGAACCTGCAAGCCGAGCTACCTGCGCCTCGGAATGGGTCCGGGGATTCCGGTATAGGGCCCGAGGTTCTCGACCGGCCAGAGACCAAAGCGCGCTGGCAGGTGCGCGGTCAAAGCGCGGCAGCCTCAATCGACGCGCAGAATCTCAGCCGCCGAGGCCACGATCTGTTGAATCAAATCATGCCGAGCACTGGGACCGGAGCATCGCACAACGTCCATCGCGCCGTCGAAAGGGCGCAGCCGCTCGCGGAGCTTATCGAAAGGGCGATGCCACTGGATACGTTTGCCGATGAACCACAGAAGCAAGGCGCGCAGTTCCCCAAGCATTGGCAGCGTTCAGGGTAACTGAAGTTAGGCGCAGCAAATTCCCCATGAAGTGCCATCGCCGCGAGGTCATATGTGACTGCCGCCTCTTCTGCCGTCTCGTGGATACCCAGGTAATGAACCTTGCCTTCATACTTGATCTCGGCCAACCACCGGCTATTGTTCCGGCCGAACCGACGCACTCCTTTGAACCCGGAGGTGCTTCTCTCGTTCCGGCCACGGTTCCTTGCATTCCCGCCGTTGTCAGTCAACCGCAAGTTGCAGCGGCGATTGTCCAACCGGTTGCGGTTGATGTGGTCTACCTCGACGCCGGCGGGCGCATGGGTAATCACTCTGTGCATGCGAAGCCATTTGCGACTCTCCCGGCGAGATAGCTGCCTGACTGCATACCCACCAACCATGCACCAGCGGTGTTTGGCCAAATCGGCATCTTGGGGATCCACGATAGCGTAGGCCACCACCGTGCCATCTCGCCTCCAAAGCGGTATTCGTACGGAGGAGGGTGGTTCCTGCTCCGGTCTCATGTCACCCACGGCCCGGACGGCAGGGTGACGCAGCAAGGCATTCTGTGGCAATCAGTTACGACTCTCTTGTCAACGCCCGTCAACCTGGAAAAACTCGCTGGCGCTGCCCGCAGCGTGCAATCGGCCCACCGTCAAAAAACCTCGGTCCGGAAGGACCCAGACGTGCATCGCATCTTCGGAATTTCCGAAGATGGCGCGGCGACGTGTCAGGCAACCGTGCTCGCGCGGCCCTCAACATCCCTTCGCCGCCTGAACCGCATGTGCCGCCAGCTTCGGCAGGCGCGGCAACTTCACCTTGAAGAACGCGCCGCGCGCCCGCGCCACGTAGCGCGCGCCGATCTGCTTCTTGCGCTGCTTCATCTCGCCACCAGGCAATCCGCGACGACCTGGAGGAAAATGCCGCGCGTTGAAAACGCCACTCCGTCCTCGTCCTTCCCGTCCAGCCGCCGCAGCTTCCAGCAGCGGCCGTGTTCCAGGTTCTCGATGAAGCTGTACTTCGTCCCGGCCCTGACACTCGGCTGCACCGGGTTGCCGCCGTCATCCTGACACCGCCAGATCGCCTTCAGGTGCCCCTTGCGCCCGTAGGACGGCTTCACGTAGCCCCCTTCGATCAGTTGCCGGGCCGCCTTCAGCGAGCGGAACCCGAGCGACCTGCCATCGGGGGCATACAACGGGATCTGTTGGTTCCTGGAAGACACGTCGGGTGTGAGAGGCGTAAGGGAAGGAGTTTCGCGAGAGTCCCGTCTCTCGTTATTCGCTTACTATGTACGCCGGATCGCCCCCGACTGTCCGGCCGAGAAGCTGATTTTCTTTGAGCACCACCCGAACCTCGGCGACGCTGTGTACCACGGCCACAACCGCCCCGGCCCGCCGCCACTCCTCGATCCGCTTCAACTGCAACGGCGTCGGCCTTTCGCCCGGGCGCTTCACCTCGAGCTGCACGCTGCGGCCGCAGACGCAGGCGTCGATGTCGGGGTCGCCCGCCACGCCCATGCCACCGCCCCAACGCTTGCGCGCCAGGCACCCAGGGAGACCGTTCAGGTACACCAGGATCGCCTTCACGATCGCACGTTCGGTCGTCATGCCCGCCGCCTTCGAGGCATCGGCTGCTCGGCGGCTTCCCCCGCCGCCTTCCTCAGCCGCTCGCGCCGGTGCTCTTCGCAGATCCGGGCCACCTGACGCCGCCGCCACTCTTCGGGACTGATCCACTCGAGCCCCTCGTCGTTGATGACCAGCGGCATCGAGTCCATCTTCAACACGCGCGCCGCCCAGCGCAGTTCGTCTATGCCGGTGCGCGGCGGATAGGCCAGGGCAAGGTGGCCCAGCGGCAGGCGAATGATCCGGATGCCGGCGCGGTTCATGAAGTCCTGCGCCCGGCGCACGTCGATCAACTCCTGCTTGTGCTCGCGTACGAGCTGCTTGATCTCCTCCGTCGCACCCTTATCGATGCGCAGATTGCCCTCGTCGTCCAGCCAGACCGAGACCCCAGCCTCCATCAGACGGTCAAGAACGGCTTCAACGTCCACGGCCAGATCTCCTACGAGATTGAGTCCAGGCGGCGCAATTCGATCCCCAGGTAGCGCACGCCAGTCTTTGTGCGACGTTTCGGTACACCCATGTCGGCCAGCACCATTGCGAAGCGTTTCTGGGTCAAGGCGGCCATCCCCACCTGCTCGGCCCATTTTCGGAATTCCTGATAGAGAACGATGGCGCTGGTTTCCACCATGGCGTCCCGCGCGCACCTTTGGCTCAGGAATCGCGACACGCTCTCATGTGCGGCGTTCTCCTCCCCAAGCCTGGGCGGCGGGTTTGAGACCAAGGCTGTCACCAGTTGGCTCAGCGCAGCGATCCCCTCGGCCACGCCGTCCAGATGATGGGCTAACCGGACCAGCAAGTCAGGATCAGAGATGGAAGATTTCCTCATGCAGTTTCTCCTCGTGGGGATTGGAATGAATCGGGCGGGCGAGTGACCAGCCGACGAAGCAGAAGTGAAGAGTGAAGGGCGTGAAGGTTTTTCCCTATAACCTCTATATAGCTCTTAGAAAGGAGGTCTCTTTTCGCGTATAGCGGATAATAGGGTTTACCCTTCACGTACCCTTCACTGATGAAAGACGCGTTGAAAAAAAAGGACTTGCACAGGCGAAAAGTGAAGGTTTGTCTGAGCCTCATACCACTTCTCCTTCGTCCTCCTGGGCCAGAGCGGCCTGCTGAGGCGCCCGCTGGCTCCTTGGCGCGTCGTAATGATCCTCAGTCCGCACCCCCACGCCTGAGTACAGGAAGCCCCGGTTGGTCTTAGTCTTCTCGAACCCCCGTTCGCTCATGAACGAGGCGAACATCTTGTGGCTGACGGGCGACTCGCCGTACTGCTCGGCCCAGCACTTGTACTCGCGGTACAGTGCCAGCGACAACACGCGCGCGTTGGGCGCCCGCACGCACTTCTCTTCGAGGAACATCGCGAAGGTATCCTGTTCGGCCTCGTACTCGCGCGTGGCTGCCAACACCTCCTCCGGGACGCCCAGGCCGTTGCGCTGCCATTCCAGGCACCCCTCCAGCGCCCAGTTCAAGATCCCCGAAAACTCCCGCCGGAACATGGCCATCACCTCGTGGCGCGGCTTCTGACGGTCCTTGGGAATCGTCACGTGGAAGGGGATCAGTTTCAGCCGGTTCCACAGCGCCCGGTCGCCGCGCACCTGCGGCTTGTGGTTGGTGGCCAGCCACGGCTTGAACTCCGGGTAGAACTCGAAGAACTCGCCCCGCATGAACCGCGCCGAGAGCTTGTCGCCGCCGGTCATCTCCTTGATCAGCGACTCCGACAGCCGCGAGCCGCGTTCATTTTCGGAAGCCCATACGAAGCGGGCGCCTTTGAGCTTGGCGACGTCGTTCGGAATCGCTCCGTCCTTCTTGCGCAGGAAGGTTTCGGTGGGCGTGCGCACGGCGTAGTCGCCGAGAAGGAGTT